TAGGAGAAACACAATGGGAAATAATTTTCCAACATTATCATTATTTGGTCCAGGATTTAAGGACTTCGACAAATTCTTTGTCGGTTTTGAAGATCACGCAAAACAACTACAGTCTTTGCATGCTGATTTAACTAAAAACATACCTAACTACCCACCGTATAATATTCGTAAGAATGCTGAGAACTCATACACAATCGAAATCGCAGTTGCTGGTTTCGGTGAATCTGAGATCGATATTGAAATTGATGGTGGTAAGTTAATTGTTAAAGGTATTGCTGATGCAGCTACTGATGCGCTAGAAGATAATTTCTTGTTCAAAGGTATTGCTACTCGTGCGTTTACTCGAGCATTTGCTATTGATGATCATATTGTAGTTAAGAATGCAGAACTATTTAATGGTATGCTTAAAATTGCTTTAGAGCGTATGATTCCAGAAGAATCTAAGCCAAAGAAAGTTCCAGTTAAAACTGCTGGCAAAAGACAGTTTCTTAATGAAGGAGAATAATCAATGAACACCATTAAAAGATTTGCAATGGCTATCATTGAAGTTATCCAAGAATCAAGACGTTTACAAGCTGAAGAAATTAAGAAGAGGTATTTTCAAAGATGAAAACAATCTTATTCAAAATTTCAAACTTATTTAAACAAAAATCTGAGTTAGAAGAATTCATTATTTCTAAAAATCCACAGACTGCTGCTGACGTTGAACGCTGGACTCGTGTGTTCAACCATTCACAGTTTAGGGGATTATGATGTTAAAATGGATTCCAATGACAGATGATGATTGGGATTGGGTAAACGGCAAAACACCAGCAAATCCAAAACAAAAATAATCATAGCAAAAAGGGGAACTTCGTGTTCCCCTAAATATTTGTTATGATGAAAGCAAAACTATCGCCAAACTTAATCTCATTCTTTCTAGTTCGTAGAGGGAATTGGACAATCAAAGTATCGGTTTATAAAAACAAACAGATTTTAGTTTTCATGCAGAACGTATATGACATTGACAACATTATAATGCAATGTTTCCAGAATCAAGATGAAGCAGCAGATTTTATTGAACACATGATAGAGGAATAAAATGATTAAAGTATTTAAATTATTAAATAGTGAAGAACTTATTGCCAACGTAGAAATTACTGGTCTTGGTTATACATTAAAAGATCCAGCTGCAATTGTTATTCAACAAACCGCAAAGGGAGTTGGCGTTGCGCTTGCTCCATATATGCCATATGCGGATAGCGAGATAACCTTATACGCATCAGCGATTGTTTCGGAATCTACTCCGAATCGTGATATGGAGAACGAATATAGCCGAATTTTCGGCTCGGGTATCCAGATCGCCTCAAGTATCGTTTCCTGACCCTTTAAAACGTCCGTAGAGACGTTTTTCGGTTCTAAATGGGGGTTTACCCACCCCTACCTCCTAAACGGCTCCTACGGTCTCCTACGACCTCTCTTGGGCTAAAAACCACCTTCTAAATCAATAACTTACGATTCCCCTCAGGTTTGTAGGGGATAGTCAAATATCGCTTTACTTTAATGCAAAAAGAGAGTATACTTACTGTATAATGATTGAAAAGGAACTAAAAATGTTAAAAGTGAATGTTGGTGATACTATTCGTGGCTATGACTTTAAACCAATGGTTGGTCGTGAGGATTGTTTCGTTGAAGGTACTGTTGAGCGTATCACTAATGAGCATGGTTACGATGCTTATAAAATTACCGTGACTAAAGATTCTTGGTCTGATGCTGAGTGCAAAGGTCGTGTTGGTAAAATTGTTTATGTTCCTGTGAAAGTATTCCATATGGATTATCCAGGTCGTGTTATTAATCTATCCCGTATTTAATTGAGAGGAAAATATATTATGTTTTATAAATCTAAGTCTGAGTTGCGTGCTGAAACTGAAAAACAATTGGCTCTCTTTTTGAAAAAGGGTGGTTCAATTGAAGTTATTAAACCACGCAAAGCTCCACGAACAAAGATGAATTCTAAATCTACTCGTGTATCTTCAACTGGCACTGGTGGTTTTGCTGTTGGCTTCCCACGTAAATCGTTTATCTAAGGAGATTTATATGAACTACGCAATTATGAGTACTGATGAAATTGGTGGTATCTTTTCTGATTGGTATAAAGATACCCATGGCTTTCGCCCTCGCTTTGTATCTTTTGACGATCGCGAAGAGTTGATTCGTCAGTGTGAGTTGCTTGGTTCATACCACGACAAAATGCAGGAAACCTTTGAAGGTCGTGAAGAGTTGCGTGAGGGTGGTTGGATTATTCAGGAAACTGATCCAGAGTTGCAGAAGATGGCTTACTTTCTAGCCAAAGAACGTGACCAGTGGAAGTTAGAAAACTGGGGTGAGACTTTTAACGAAGCACGCCACTATGAAGTTAAGGTTGCTGCATGAGAGCGTTTCAAGAGACAACTTCTACGTGGACTAGTAACGTAACTAATCATATCTATTACCTGAATGATACCAAAGAATTTATGGTTGCTTTCTATAATGTAAACACTGGCGAAGTAAAGAAGTTTAGTAAGCGGATTAAATTTGATATGCGTCATAGAACATTTAAGGAATTGAAACACAAATGAATATTAATGAATTTTTAAACTCACTTGCGGCAAATGCTTCACGTAACTTTAAGAAAGAACAATTAGAAGCAAACAAAGATAATGAGATACTGCGTGAAGTTATTCGTCTTGCTTTAGATCCGTTCACTCAATTCTATCAGCGTAAGATTCCTGCGTATAAAAGAGATCCAAAATTCAATACAATGAATTTAGGGTTTGCGCTTGGTCAATTGTTCTCCCTTTCCAATCGTGATGTAACTGGCAATGCTGCAATTGATTTTCTAAAGAATTTATTGTCATCTTTAGATAGTGATGATGCCAAAGTTATTGAGAGAATTATTGCCAAAGATTTAAAGTGTGGTGTTCAAGTATCAACAGCCAATGATGTTTGGTTGGGATTAGTTCCAGAATATCCATGCATGCTTTGTTCTCCTTTTGAACAGAAGCTGGTTGATAAAATTAAATTCCCAGCATATGCGCAAATGAAGATGGATGGTATGCGTTTCAATGCGATCGTTCGTGATGGTAAGTGTGAATTTAGGAGTAGAAATGGCAAAGAAATTTTATTGTTGGGTAATTTGGAGCAAGAGTTTATTTCTCTTGCTGGTACTGTTGATTGTGTATTTGATGGTGAACTTCTTGTAATGGATAACGATAGTTGTCAGTTTATGGATCGTCAGACTGGTAATGGTATTCTTAATAAAGCAAACAAAGGAACTATCTCATCTGAAGATGCAGCAAAGGTTCATGCTTCTGTTTGGGATTTAATTCCTTATGTATACTTTGTTGATAGTCACTGCCCTACTCCATATTCAAAACGATTCTCTACTCTTGAGGCAATTGTTTCAAAGCAGAAACCAGAAGGTAAAAAGATTTGGGTTGTTACGTCAAATATTGTTGAAACAGTAGAACAGGCTGATGGAATTTTTCAAGAATATCTTGCAAGTGGGTATGAAGGTATTATTCTTAAAGATGGTAATGGTGTCTGGGAAAACAAACGAGCAAAGCATCAGATTAAATTCAAGGGAGAACTTGAGTGCGATCTAAAGATTGTTGCAGTTGAAGAAGGACAAGGTAAAGCTGCAGGAATGCTTGGTGCAATTGTTTGTGAATCTTCTGACGGACTTGTAAAGGTAAGCGTTGGGTCTGGTTTTAATGATTTGCAACGTAAGAATTATTGGAAAGAAAATATACTTGACAAAGTAGTGGCAATCAAGTATAATAGTAGAATAAAGAATAAGTTGGGAGAGGAAAGTTTGTTTCTTCCAGTATTTGTTGAACTGCGTGATGATAAAGATGTTGCTGACTCTAGTAGGGGAATAAAATGAGTTTAGAAAGTAGAATGCCACGTAAAAGATTTTTTGATCCAAAATCAAAAGCTGACATGGCTGTTGTTAAAAAGTTTATGAAGAATATGCAGTGGGGAATAGATTGTTGCCCATTCTATCTTGAGTATCCATATAAATCTATTCCAGCAATGATCAAGGATAAAATTGTATATAATATTGTAGGAGTTAAATTATGAAAGTAGCAATCAATAGATGTTTCGGTGGGTTTAGTATTTCAAATGAAGCATTTGAAAAATTATTAGATCGTAAAGGAATTGCTTTTGATAAAGTAGAAAGAGACTCTGCTTTAGTAGGTGCTTCTTATTTTATTGCGGGACATGCTCATGATGAAACTTATTATATAAGTGATTATGACTATTATGATAAACGCAACGATCCAGATTTAATTGCTGTGATTGAAGAACTGGGCGATGCAGCCAATGGCTGGGCAGCAGAAATTAATATTGTAGAAATTCCTGATGATGTCCAATGGCATATCGGTGAATATGATGGTATTGAATGGGTGGCTGAAGACCATAGGACTTGGAGATAATTATGAAACGTGAATTAGATGAAGCACTATGTGCAAAGTATCCGTTGATCTTTAAAGATCGTCATGAAAACATGCAAGTAACAGCCATGTGTTGGGGTCTTGAGTGTGGTGATGGTTGGTATAATATCATCGATACTCTCTGTGGTTTACTTACCTCTGACTATCGTAATGCGAAAAGTCAGTACGAATATATTAAAGATAAACTTGATCAACCAACATACGGATTTAAAGCTGACGGATCCCCATCGGGTAAAATTATCACCCAAGATAAGATTGATGAACGTAAAGCAAAGATGGAAGAAGAAGCATTAAAAGTTCCAGTTGCTTCACAAGTCAAAGAGAAGTTTGGTGGATTACGATTCTATGTTCAAGCTGCAACTGATAAACACTATCAATATATTACCTTTGCTGAAAGTATGAGTTATCGTACTTGTGAATCTTGTGGTTCTCCAGGTAAAACATATACTGATGGATGGCATGTAACTCTATGTGATATTCATGCTGAACTGTCTGGCAAGACTGAAGAATATAAATCTGATGAAGGAGATGAATAATGTTTTATAGTAGAGAATGTATTTCTAAAGATTTAGCTCCAATCCGTAATAAGATTAGTGGAGTTATTTATATCCCTGCTCCAGAATGGACACTAGGTGATAAATGGAATGACGAACTACGTAAAGAACGTGGTTATATCCAACTTGCTGATAGTTCTTGGGTAACAGAAGTTATTGTTGAAGAATATCTTGGTAAACTTGAACAAGATATTCTAGCTCTATTTGATCAGAACCAAAAACGATATCGTGAAATTGAATCGTTGAGGCAACAAAAATATGAGATGGAATTTGGTCTAAGGACTGCTCAGAAATCTTTGAATAAAGCACTTGCAATGAAAGGTAATAGCAATGAGTAAATTTGTTTTAGTTGAGGCGATCTCCCAATTTCGCCAGCGGTATATCATTGAAGTACCAGATGATCATAATGAAAAAGAATTTCCATGCACAGCTGTGCAATGGGCAGAAGATACTGTGACAATGGAAGATACTAAAGAATTCTCACAGCATCATCTAGGAGAAGTTATTACTTCTTCACGTGAGGTAACTAAAGAAGAAATTAATACTTTGTTTGAACAAGACAACGTATATGCTGTTTCATGGGATGAAGATCTTAGATTTAAAAATTGTGTGACCGAAATTGGTTACAAGAGAGACTGGTAATGTTTTTATTTGATGTTGAGACACTTGGAGTTGAATCTAATGCAGTTATCCTTTCAGCTGCATTAATCCACTTCGATCCAGAGAAACGACCAACATATCAAGACTTATTGGATAGTGCTTGTTTTGTTAAGTTAAATGCAAAAGATCAAGCGAAACGTCTTGGTCGGACAGTAGATACAGGAACACTTGAGTGGTGGGCAAACCAGCATGAATATGTTCGCAGTGTATCCTTCGATGCAAACTCTACAGACATGTATGCAGAAGATGCAATTAAAGAGTTGCATAATTATATGAATAAGTTTGTTAATGCAAATTCACAGACTATGTGGGCACGTGGTTCTCTTGATCAAATGGTAATTGATTCACTGGCAAAAAAACTTGACATGCAACCTATTACTGGGTATAATATGTGGAGGGACGTTAGAACTGCAGTTGATTTACTCAGCGGTGGGACTAATGGTTATTGTGGTGTGAATCATCCCTTATTTGAGCGAGCGCAAGTTATTAAACATCATCCTGTTCATGACTGTGCTCTTGATGCTATGATGTTGTTATATGGAAAGAGTTAATGGAATTTTATACCTCAGTAAACCCTATTGGAGATCGAATCTTCATTCGTGGTGTTGAGAATGGTAAACGCTATCAGCGTAAGTTAGAATTTAGTCCTACTCTTTATGTTAATTCAAAGAAACCCTCCAAGTGGAAGACACTGGAGGGAACATTCGTTGATGAGGTTAATCCTGGATCTATTAAAGAAACTCGCGACTTTATTAAACGATATGATGGTGTTCAAGGATTTGATGTTTATGGTAATTCAAATTACGCATATCAATACATCAGCGATAACTATTCCCATGATATTAATTGGGATATGGAACAGATTAAAGTATTCACTATTGATATTGAAACATCAACTGAGAATGGTTTTCCAGATATTAAATCTGCTAACGAAGAAATTCTT